GCAACGCAGAGGTGATTAACCTATCAGGAGCAGTCAGCGGATGCATCGGGCAAACCGAGGGGACGATTTATTTGCAAACAGATGCACTTGTTAGCGGGGCAAGTGATTTATTTTGCTTTGCAAGGGCCACAGCAAATACTGTATCGATAAGCAAAAATTCTACCAATATAATTCAAGCCATCGTATACACATCTGGCCCATCGCCGGCTTTATTTATAGCAGCATCAGGCACCGTGTCAGGAAATATGAAAATAGCGTTTGGATACAAGACTGGCGAAAACGTTTTGTATATCAACGGGGTTCAAATTGGGACGAGTTCAACCGCATTCTCTTTTGCTGCTGCATTAACTGAGATTAATATAAACACGACTGGATTTTTTGAGGGGAGAGGCAACGAAAGGATTAGTGCCTTATCCCTCTACACTACTCGCTTAACCAACGCAGAACTCGCTGCCCTAACGACCCTCTAACGATGGCTACCTTCCGAAAATACGCATTCCCCAAGCAGGCCGACGCTGACAAGGTGCTGGCTCTATGCACAGGCACGACCGCTGCGGTTTCCCTTGGGGTCTTGGATGGCTTTATCTGCTACGACATCCTTTGGGAGGGCGACGCTCCCGAAGAGGCTACCCAGTACGAAACTTGGCCCGAACCCGTCGGAATCCACACCTTCGCAGGATGGGACGAGCAGTACACCGAGGACTACAACCAACACAAATCCCTATGAGATTATTCCGCAAACGCAACCCCGAAACCCCTAAACTCCCAATAATGAAATCAGCCGTCATTGCACTACTTCGCCACCTGTTAACCTTCATCGGTGGAACCCTTGTTGCTAAAGGTATCATTGATTCAGCGACCCTTACCGAAATCATCGGTTCCGTATTGACCTTGTTGTCAGTTGGTTGGATGGCCTTGGATAAAACAAAGGGCGAGCCGAACAAGTAATGAACCTGATAGAAACCACCATCGTCGGGAGCGTTGCAGCAATCGTCGGTGGAGCGGTCGCTTGGTTCACCAAGGGCCGTGTTGAATCGGACTCTCTGCAAGTTCGTCAAGCCCAAGCGGTCCTCGCTATGTGGCAGGCTACCAGCGAGTCCCAAAACAAAGAATTAACACAACTTCGTAACGAGGTGGTAAGTTTGCGTCAACGATTGGAAGACATGGAACAATTGGTTCATGAACTCCAAGCCGAGAATGCCAAACTTAAAAACCTCTCATGAAAGTAACCAAGCATTCTAAAAACGTCCACGCCATCGAGTGCGGACGTACCCAAGAATTTCTTTTGCTCTCTGACTTGCATTGGGACAACCCTAAGTGCGACAGGGCCTTGTTAACCAACCACCTCGAAGAAGCCAAGCGCAGGGGTGCGAAAGTCCTCGTAAATGGGGACTTTTTTTGTTTGATGAATGGGCGTGGAGACCCTCGCAGGAGCAAGGACGACATCCGTCCCGAACACAACAACGGGCGTTACTTGGATTCCATCGTTGACACGGCCGTCGAATGGTTCCGACCCTATGCGGACCTCCTGCTGGTCCTTGGCTACGGGAACCACGAAACCTCCATCATTCAGCACCAAGAAACGGACATACTCCTTCGCTTTGCCACAATCCTCAACCACAACTGCAAGACCGACGTTCAAGTCGGGGGCTATGGTGGGGTTCTTGATTTCAAGATGATTTACGACCCGGACCATCGCTGCAACTTCATTATGCACTACTATCACGGCTCCGGGGGCGGTGGACCTGTAACGAAGGGAGTCATCCAAGACCAACGCATCCTTGCAAGCATTGAAGGCTACGACTGCACTTGGCAGGGCCACGTTCACGAACTATACTATCACCAAAACATCGTCAACCGCTATGTTCGTACTACTCACCAAATCTTGCAGAAACCTGTTCACCAAGTCCGCACGGCAACGTACAAAGAAGAATGGGCCGACGGGTACATGGGCTTTCACGTTGAGCGTGGAAGAGGCCCGAAGCCTTTGGGCGGATATTGGATGACCCTCGAAGCAGGACGCTTTGTAGGCAAGGACCGCAGAGGTCCCGAATTACAGGTCTTTGCTTCCTTCGCCCCCTGCGACAGGTTCTACACCGCTGGCAGTTAGGTATAGGTAGCCGTATTCCTTTTCAGCATTAAACTGGGGACAGGCTTTCGTAACGCCCGGAAAGTCCCTATGTCCGCATATCCTTGCGGTAGGGTACTTCTTGAGCCAATCAAGAAGCACCACGGCAATCGCTTGACGTTGGCCGATAGTTCGGTCATCTTTGTCTTTGCCTCCGATATAACTCACATGAAGGCTCGTAGCGTTGTGGCCTTGAACGCCATTCGTTGCGACACTATCAGGAGCCAAGACCGTTACATTCCCGGTTGAGTCTATAATCTTGTGGTAGCCGACCGACTTCCATCCAAGGGCCTCCTTCCAATGCTTGCGGATGGATGCGATGGTCGTGTTCTTCGGGGTAGCCGTGCAATGGACGACAAGGTGGGTGATAGTTCTCATTCTTCGGGGTTTAATGCGTGGAAATAACTGACCTTAACAGGGTCGGCAACATCAGGACCGCTGGATAGGTGGACCTCCTTGGTTCCCTGCCATTGAGCCATTGCCGGGTCATAGCCCAACAACTCGCAGGACTTGCGGTATTCAAGCAGGAGGACGTGGTTGCCTTCGAGGTCAGCGTTGTCGATGGCTATCATCAGCCGTTCCAAGGCGTTCGTGAGGGCCTTGGCAGGTCGAAGGGAGTGGTATTCGGGCATGGGTTAGGTTTGTACAAATGTATGGAAATAGCCCCAAATCGCAATAAAACGGGGGATGAATAATTTTTTTGCTACGAGGTGGCACAAAATGGTTTGGACTGCATTATCTTTGCTTTACAAACCAAACCCCAAAACCTATGAACAACCAAACCCCATCCCCAAACCAAATCGTAACGAAAACATTCGTATTTAAAGTCAGGGGGTTAAAACAAGAGATTGAACTACCTTGGATGTCGGAAAAAGCAGCAAGATTAAGTGCCTTAGCGATTTTCCGTCAACGAGGATTTGTGGACTTAAAGTTGTCGGAAGTAAAAATATCCAAATGGTAAACTCAAACCTCAAACCCATGAACCACGAAACCCAAGCCAAACTCAAAGCAGCCCTCGCAACGGGCTACATCCTGCTGACCGCCTGCCTCGGCATCGCCTTCTTCGGCAGATTCATCTTCGCACTCCTAACCAACTAAACCTCAAAACCATGCACAAGTTTAAAACCACCAACATCAAGGGGAAGGACTACGTTGAAGTCAACCAACGCCTCCTGTACTTTCGCAACGAACAAGCCTACGCTGGCTGGTCGTTGGAATCCGAACTCGTAGAACTACACGCTGACCGCTGCTGCGTCCGTGCAGTTATCCGGGACAACGAGGGTCGCATCCGTGCTACGGGCCATGCCTCCGAGGACCGCACCAGTTCAATGATCAACAAAACAAGTTACGTCGAGAACTGCGAAACCTCTGCTTGGGGCCGTGCCTTGGCCTGTATCGGTATCGGTATCGAAACAAGCATCGCATCGTCCAACGAGGTGCAGATGGCTATCGCCCAGCAGAACCTTGGGGACCTCAACGACAAACTCGGACTGGTCCCTTCCTACGATGAACTGACCACCGCAACGCTTAGGGCCGACTTCCTTGCATTGCTTGACAAACTCCCAGCCGAGCAGCAGGCCAAGTACATGAAGGACATCGACCACATGACCCCTGCACGCTTCGAGAAAGGCATTCAATTCATCCAAAACCAACTTGCAAAGCCATGAACCTACTCGAAAAAATGAACGCAGACGAGTTTAAGAAACTCCTTGAGTTCAAAGAGAAATTCCCCATTATTGGCCTTGACTTGGTCAAAGCCTTGACCGAGAAAACCCTTTGCATCCAACTGACCCTTGGCGAGTGCATCGACCTGTCCAATGCCATCGGCATCCATTATGGGCAGTATTGCAACCAAATCTTTGACACTTTCAAGTCCAAGCCATGACCTACCCGACTTTAATTACCATCCCCAAGAGCGACATCTGCAAGGCAGAAATCGCCCAAATCGCCCTGCATCTGACCGACCGAATCAATGAAGGAGAGGTCAACCCCATCGAGGCCCACATCAAACTCAAGGCCATCGTCAAGGCTCTGGAGGCCACCATCAAGGCCACCGAGCAGACCGTAGCCGACGAAGCCTCCAAGCACGGCAAGACCTTCCAAGCCTTCGGTGCAGAGATTACCCTGAAGGAAGGGGGCCTCACGCCTAACTACGAGGAGGACCCTATCTACGCAGACCTCAAAGCCCAACTCAAAGCGAGGGAGGAAGTGCTGAAGATGGCCTTTCGGCAAGCCGGCAAGACCGCTATCTTTGACGAATCCACAGGCGAGCAGGTTCCTGTATGCACCGCCAAGGCCACCAAAGCGTCCATAGCCGTTAGTTTCAAATGAGAAGAGCCTCCGATGCCGTAAGGGTTTACAGGTTGCTATGCGACCGCCCCTACCGAGCCAAGCAGATTGCTGAACTGCTGGGCAACAAAGAACGCTACACCTACCGGGTGCTGCACGACCTACTCAAATCCGGCTATGTCGGAGTAACCAAATCGTACTATCACAAACTCGAAACCCCAACCCCAACCATTTACAACCCACAACCATGAAAGACGGACAAACAATCGGCCAATGGCTAAACTGGGACTTTAAAACAAATGGAGTCCTTGAGATTAAAGACAACAATGGCAATGTTATTTACAGCGAGTTTGAACGTGAATATTGGCGTAAGCGTGAATACGATTCGGATGGCAATCTTATATACGATGAGGGTTCAACAGGCATAATTGTTGACAATCGCACCCCCGAAATAATCGAACACAACGGACGCAAATACAAACTAATACCCTAACCAAAACCAAAACCCATGAGTTACACCCCACAACCCAACACCTTCACCCTGTTCGTAAACGACAAAGGCGACAACCCTAAGCGTCCCGATTACAGGGGCGATGTGGTTCTCCCCGATGGAACCAAGATGCGCCTCTCCGGGTGGGTCAAGGAATCCAACGGCAAGCGGTTCATCAGCGGTAAAGTTGAGCCAATCCAGCAGCAGACCAGCGGTGGAAATTTTGCGCCCCAAGACGGTGATATGCCTTTTTAGTGTAAATTTGCACCCAACATACATTTACCAATATAGCCCATTTGTAATTGCAGCCAAATGGTGCTACCGATAAAGGGTTCATTCTCTAACCCCTGCCCCGGCTGCTGCAATCAGTCGGGGTTTTTTTATCTTACACGATGGCAGAAATATCAATGTTCAAAGCGTCCACCAATGGCGGTGTGCGAAATAATGTCCCCGAAGACCACATGCCTTTTGTCCAGTACATACAGGACATCAAGGACGGCATCTACTACACCGAGGTCATGGCTTACCGAAACGCCAATACCGAAGAAACCAAACGCAGGCTTTCAGCCGTAACGCCCAGCGGTAAGTTCAAGAAGCAGGGCAAGGAAGGCCTCGAAACGCATTCGGGAATTATCTGCATTGACATCGATGCCAAGGACAACGAAGGCGTTGACGTGCTTGCAATTCGCCAAGATGAACACCTCTACGCTTTGCACCAAAGTGCCGGGGGCCAAGGCTATGCAGCCTATTACCGCATCGAAGCCGACCGACACCTCGACGCTTTCTTTGCTTTGGAGAAACGCTTGGCAGACCGTTATCACATCATTGTGGATCCCGCTTGCAAAGACGTAAGCCGGTTGCGGTTCGTGAGTTTTGACCCGGACGCATTCATCACCGACAAACCTGTTCCGGTATTTAAGACCTACCTGCCCAAGGCCAAGGCTGCACCAGCCCCAAAGTTCTACCCACACGGTGAACACGATGTCGAACACATTCTCCAGCAAATCGAAGCCAAGCGAATAGACCTAACGGATTCTTATGCCGATTGGATAAAGATTGGCTTTGCCATTGCTGCAAAATACCATGAGCAAGGTGCAGACCTGTTCCATCGGGTTTCGGCATTATCCCCAAAGTACAACCCGGAAGCCTGCGACAAAAAGTACAAGCAACTTTGCAACTCCAAGCAGAATCAAGTGTCCTTTGCTTCCTTCATGTGGCTTGCTAAGAATGCAGGGGTAGAGATTCAAACCAAAATCACCAAGCACATCGTGTCCACAACCAAGTCCCATCGTATGCGTGTTGGTACAAATGGCGGTCCCAAGGACATCAACGCAGCAACCGAAACCGCAGTTCGCATACTTCGGGAGATAGACAACATCGACATCGATGGACTCGAAGAAATCGTCGCCAACACGATGGCACTCGATACCAGTGAACTAAAGTCCGCTGATACCGAGGATACACCAATCAAGCAGATAAAGGCTTACTTACGTTCATTTAACCTAAAACGCAATGCAGTAACCCGTTGCATTGAATTAAAGGGAGAGCCAATTACCGACGTTGACATCAATGACCTTTACACCGATTGTCTTGAGCAATTTGGAAAGAAGGAAGTTAATATGCAACTCATTAACTCAATTATTGATTCAAGCCATACACCGACCTACAATCCATTCACCCAGTTCTTTGCAAAGCACGGACATCGCCAACCCTTTGGGTGCATCGAAGCCCTGACCAATACCATTACAACTACCAATTTGGATCACCATTTTATGCAACTTTGCATTCATAAATGGCTCTGCTCGGTCATCGCAAGTATGCACGGGGAATACTCTCTTTCAATACTGGTCCTTTGTGGCGACCAAGGCATCGGCAAGACCAACTTCTTTCGAAACCTGCTGCCCGATGAACTTCGGGCCTATTACGGGGAATCCAAACTGGATGCCGGCAAGGACGATGAGATTCTCATGTGCAAGAAGATTATCCTCTGCGATGACGAGTTTGGTGGCAAATCCAAGCAGGAAGCCAAGAAACTCAAGGAATTGTCCTCCAAGCAAACCTTCAGCATCCGCAAGCCCTACGGCCGGGTACATGAGGAACTGAATCGGTATGCGGTCCTTTGCGGTACAAGCAACGACGAGGAAGTCATCAACGACCCAACGGGCAACCGTAGGATCCTGCCCATTGTAATCAGCGAGATTGACTGGGATGCCTATGCAGCCATCGACAAAACCGACCTGTTTATTGAAGCCCTGCATTCCTACAAGTTAAACGGGACCGATTCTTGGCAACTTTCCAAAGCAGAGATTACCATGCTTAACGAAAAGACCCTAAACAACATTCAGCCAGCAGTGGAGAAAGAATTGCTATACAATTACTTTACTATTCCCGATGAAAAAAACGACGGCATAGGTGCAGAGTGGTTAACCAATTCCGAAATTAAAAACATCATTGAATCATACACCGAGCAGAAAATCAATCAAAACAAACTTGGGGCCATTTTAAAGTCCATTGGATGCAAAAAGGTAAGCCGAAGTGAACGGGACAACCGTGGTTGCTATTTACTCATCCCTAAAACGAATAGTAGTAACTATCAGCAAAGGCTTGGTAATCAGGACAAACCATTTTAGATAGTCACTACATTCACTAAAAATGCGATTTTCCTTATACAATATATATGTGGGTGTGTGTGTGTGTGTGTATGTATTATATATACTCTAAAGAAAGTAGTAGATATAGTGACTATGTGACTATGAACGCCCCTAACGATATCAAAAACGCAGATTTTTATATTCACTACAACATTTTTGCAGTAACTATCAGTGACTATGCTTAGACCCTACCAACAAACCGCTATTGACCAAATGCGGACAAGCATTGCCGAGGGCAAAAGACGCTTGATACTCTGCTCCCCGACTGGGAGCGGTAAGACGGTCATGTTCTCATACATGGTGGCACGGGCCTTAGAGAAAGGCAAGCAGGCCATTATCTTCACGGATCGGGTGGAACTGCTCCGGCAATCCAACGGGGCCTTGGATCAGTTCGGTATTAAGCCAACGCTCATTGAGGCAAGCAAGACTCGTCTGGATGTTTCAGGAAATTGCTTCATCGCTATGGCCCAGACATTCAGCCGAAGAAAGGACGCTACCGAATACAAGGACCTATTGGCCCGGATGGACCTTGTAATCATTGACGAGGCTCACAAGCAAACATTCAACCCACTTCTGCCATACATAAACCCCAATGCCGTAGTCATCGGTGCAACGGCAACACCTGTTAGAAGGGGTAAACAGGAATGTCTTTCAAAATTTTATCAAGCATTAATACAACCTGTTCAGGTATCGGAATTAATTGAACAAGGATATCTTTCTTCTTTAATTAGTTATGGAGTATCAATTGACTTTCTTGCAAAAATTAAAATGAAAGGAGATGATTACGATTTAAAAGAAATGGCTGATATGTATAGCGAAAAGAAAGTTTATGAAGGGGTTGTTTATAATTACGATAAATTTACACCTAAGAAAAAGGCTATTCTTTTTGCCAGCAACATCGCATCAAGCAAGGAGGTTTGCGAGGCTTTGCAGGTCGCAGGGTTCAACGCCCGGCACGTTGACGGAGAGATGCCAAAGTCCTTACGAGCCGAAACCCTCGCATGGTTTAAAGAATCAACCGATGGGATCCTTTGCAACTGCGATTTAATGACTACGGGTTATGATGAGCCAAGCATCGAGGTTGTCATCCTTTACCGGGCGACTGCGAGCCTTCCGTTGTTTATGCAGATGGTTGGCCGAGGCTCAAGGGTTACGCCTACTAAATCACTTTTCACTTTACTTGATTTTGGCAATAACATTCAAACCCATGGGTATTGGGAGGATGACCAAAATTGGTCCCTAAAAAAGAAACGCATTCGTGAATCATCCGGAATTGGTGGCGTAAAAAATTGTTTTCAATGCAAGGCTACTATACCCATTGCTGCTATGGAATGCAAGTATTGCGGTTTTGTTTATCAACGAAAACCAAAAGAAACCAATGAAATGGTAGAGTTATCACGCCTCTCTAAACCTCAAGCGATGCAGATAGCCAAGCAAAGCACGATGTACCAAAAGGCTCAACTGGCAAAGGCCAAAGTGATCAGTCCATACTGGGTGCTACACAACTGCAAGAGCAGGGCCGAGGCCGAAGAGTTTGTCAGTTACATGGGATGGAAGCGAGGTTGGTATTTTCACAATGCAAAACGATTTAAAATCTTTCAATCATGATGTCCGAGTTCAAACTCCAAGCCGAATGCTTCCAGTGGCACTGGAACAACTTTCCCAACGACCGGGGCCGATTGTTCACGGTCAACAACAACGCACCGAATGCCTATGCCGGCAGCGTGATGAAGGCCATGGGCGTGGTCGCAGGTGTCAGCGACATGATATGGCTCTCGCCAACCGGTGCGGTGATGCTGGAGTTCAAAGCCGAGAAAGGCAAGCAATCCCTCTCGCAGAAGTGGTGGCAGGGGGTGGTCCAAGATGCGGGCTACCGATACGAAGTAATCCGAAGCGTTGAGGATTTTCAGCGAGTGGTTGCAAGTGTGGAATAGATGTGTAAATTTGCCTATACGCAATCGGATACAATGAATGAGAAATCGGTCAATAAGCACCCTTATCGCATATAATGAATGATAAATCCGTCAGCCTACACGCTGACAAAACCTCCCCCATCGTTAGCCTATAACCTTACCAATTAAACCCCAAACCCAATGAAAACCACACCAACCGATTTCCGACGCTGGCAGATTCACATCCGCAAGGCTTGCGTCAACTGCAACCGCCCCGACAAAAGCGAAACCATCAAGCCGTGGTCCGTCAACTGGACCCTGCTCGGTCGTATCCTCCAAGCCAAAAACGCCTGACCATGGAATGGATTAAATGCTTGGACCGAATGCCGACACCTTACGAGCCTGTCCTGATTTTCACGACCGACCGCAATCAAGCCTACGCATGGCTTGGAGATGGCCGTTGGTACTACGAACACCAAACGTGGTTCCTAATCGAAGTGAGCCACTGGATGCCCCTACCCCCTAACCCGTTTTAACCCAAACAAAATGAACAACGAACTCACGCCCCGCATTAAATACCATGACAACGGAAATGTATCTATTAAAGGACAAAGGAATTCCAAAGGACAACGAGAAGGCATTTGGGAGATTTTTTGGATGAACGGAAACATCCAATGGAGAATCCCATACAAAGAGGATAAGAGGGATGGAATTAAGGAGTGGTTCTATGAAAATGGAAACACCCTTAGCAGAACCCCATACAAAGATGATAAGATAGATGGAACACAAAAGTTTTACGATGAACAAGGAAACATCACCGAAACCCGTTTTTGGAAAGACGGAGAACTAATTGAAACAATTAAACCCTAACCCGTTTTAATATGGACCTAATATCACGCACCATACTCGGCTACACGGCAGAGGTTGTCGGAGTCAGCCCGGACGACATCTTGAGCGAAGTCAAGACCCAAGAACTGGTCCTTGCTCGAAGCATCTTCGCAGACATCGCCTACTCCGAGTACCTCTACACCTACTGCCAAATCGGGCGAATCATTAAGAGGAATCATGCAACGGTCATGCACAACCTCGAAATCCTTGCCAAAAACATGAGAGCAAGGCCCGACATCAAGTTTCTTCGTACACAGGTTTTGAACAGGACGAGAGATTTTTTGCAACATTAACAAGAACCCCCTCCATCTTTGCGTGAGTGAACGCAGAGAGCATCGTCCTTGACCTGTACCGAAGCGGAGAAATCCGCAAGGCTTGCCTCACCATTACGGGGGGCAATCCGCTTTGGAAGGACCTCGAACAAGAGGTCGTCCTGATTCTGCTCGAAAAAGACCCCGACAAGATTACCAAGATGCAGGTCCAAGGCTACCTGCGTTTTTACATCGTTCGCCTGATAATGAACCTGTACCGGGGCAACAACAATCAATTCGCCAAGAAGTACCGCCACCACGACGAGCGGGTTGAAGTGGATCCCGAAACCCAAGAACTGGGCAAGGACTACGACTCCCTGCTCGACGACCTTTGGGCCATCGCCCAGCAAGAGATGGACTCTTGGGCCAAGGATGGAGCGTTCCCTTACGACAAAGAACTGCTGAACCTACTGATGCAGACCGGGAACATGAAGGCCATGTCCCGGGAAACAGGCATCCCGTACAGGTCCATCATCTACTCCATAGAACAGGCCAAGGCCAAAATCAAAACCGCAATCGAAGCCAATGGATATACTGGTCTATCCCATCCTGATTAGTGCTTTAGCGACCCTTGCGGTCGTGGAGTTCCGGGTCCTGCCACAGTGGTTCTACGCTCTGCCCTTTGCGAAGCGGAAGCCGTTTTCGTGTATGACCTGCTTTGGGTTTTGGCTTGGGGTGTTGCTGACCCTGCCGACCTGCCAATGGTACTTGGCCCCTATCCTCGGCCTTGCCACATCTGCCACCGCAATCCTACTCCGAGAATGGACCTTCAAATGACCAACGACCAATTCATCGTGGCCCAAAAGCATCGCAAGTATTGGGACCAATATGTGGCATCCCTAACCATGCGCTTACCACCCGATGCGGTTGGTGAACTGCAAGCCATCCTCACGGCTCACGGACGACCGCCCACGAATTGGTGGTGCGCTGACTGCGTAAAATCGGCTCTCCAATACATTTACCTACAAGCGGACTTGTTCCTCGAAGTCAACCAAAACACAATAACCTACCCCCTGAATGCCCCTGCCAATCCCGAACAATAACGAGTCAAGAGAAGGCTTCATCGGTCGTTGCATGAGCAACAACGAGGCCAATGCAGAGTTCCCTGATACGGCTCAACGATTGGCGGTTTGTGGCTCAACGTGGGAGAATCACAAAAGGCAGCAATTCGAGTCTTATTCGGACTACGGCCAAGAGATTCGGTCGAATGCCAAGCGAGGGATAGAACTCAACGAAAGGAACGGCAACAAGTGTGCTACCCAGACGGGCAAGGTCCGTGCGCAGCAGTTAGCCAACGGGGAAGCCATATCGGTCGAAACCATCAAGCGGATGCACTCCTACCTGTCCCGTGCTGAAACCTACTACGACAACGCAGACGATACCAGCGACTGCGGTTACATCTCATATCTCCTTTGGGGAGGCAAGTCGGCATTATCGTGGAGCAGAAATAAACTCCGAGAACTTGGCGAACTCGAAGGCGAAGGATGACGAAGCCCAAGTGCAGGCTCGGATGGACTCGCTTATGATGGTCATAACGACCCTCTGCGACTGCATCGGAGCGGTGGACGATTCCAATGCCCCGAACCAGTACGAAGTGAAAATGAAAATCGTAAACAAGATTAGCGACCTAATCGACAAAATCGAATACTAATGGGAACCAGCAAGGGCAACGGCAAGTACATCGAAACCCCCGAAAAGATGTGGGAGTACTTTGAGGCATACCGATCGCAGGTCAAGGCAAACCCAAGGACCAAGACGGTATTCCCCGGCAAGGATGCTATCCCCCAGCATGAGCCTTTGGAGCGACCCCTGACCTTGGAAGGCTTTGAGAACTGGTGTGCCGATGCAGGCATCATTGAGGACCTAAGCAACTACTTTGCAAACACGAAGGGCAACTACTCCGACTATTCAACTATCTGTTCACGCATAAAGCGAGTCATCCGCCAAGACCAAATCGAAGGGGGTATGGTCGGTCAGTACAACGCAAGCATCACCCAACGGCTGAACTCTTTGGTGGACAAGCAGGAGAATCAGGTCTTTATTGAACAATGGACCGAGGATGAATGAAGGTCATAAACACCACCGCCAAGCGGAAGATTGAATCGCTGACCCATCGCAAACGGGTCATCCAAGGAGGGACCTCGGCCTCCAAGACCTTCAGCATCCTTTGCGTTTTAATCAAACAGGCTTGCACGAAGAAGACCGAAATCAGCATCGTGGGGGAAACCGTGCCTCACCTTCGGAGGGGTGCGATTCGGGACTTCATCAAGATAATGATTGCCAAGGGCATCTTCGTTCCGGCAAGGTGGAACAAGACCCTGCTGACCTACCAGTTCGCTAACCGTAGCACCATCGAGTTTTTCTCCGCTGACCAAGAGGCAAGGCTCCGGGGTGCAAGGAGGCAGGTGCTATTCATCAACGAGGCGAACAACATCGACTTCGAGTCCTACTACCAACTCGCCATTCGTACCAGCGAGGCCATCTACATCGACTTTAACCCGACGCATGAGTTCTGGGCGCATACCGAGGTCTTGCGTGAGGACGACTCCGAACTGCTCATCCTGACCTATCAGGACAACGAGGCTTTGCCCGACACGATTAGGAGGGACATCGAACTCAACCGCACCAAAGCCGAAACCTCTGCATACTGGGCGAACTGGTGGAAGGTCTACGGGCTCGGTCAGGTCGGGACGCTTCAGGGTGCTATCTACGAGGACTTCGAGGTCGTGGAGGGTATCGATGTCAGCCGTGCGAAATTCGTCGCCTTGGGGCTTGACTGGGGCTTCAGCAACGACCCAACCGCACTCGTAGCAATATACCGCCAAGGGGACTGCTTGCTCATTCAGGAACTGCTCTACTCCACGGGCCTCACGAACCAAGACATCGCAGACAAACTGCGGTCGCTGGGCATCACAAGGGCTTGGGAAATCGTGGCGGACTCTGCCGAACCGAAATCCATTGAAGAAATCTATCGACTTGGATTCAATATAAAGCCAGCAGAAAAGGGTCCCGATTCGGTCAGGAACGGGATAGACATCCTGAAACGCTTTAAGTTGCAGGTAACCAAGGACTCGACCAACCTCATCAAGGAACTGCGGTCCTACACTTGGGCTACGGATAAGGAGGGCAAGAACACAGGGGTCCCGATTGACTCCTTCAACCACGCCTGCGATGCGATGCGGTATGTGGCTCTCAACAAGTTACGGGTCAGTAACTCAGGGAAGTACGTTGTTGTGTAACTTTGCGGTACTAAACCTCTAAGCCATGAACCTAAAGCACATCAAAGACGTAATCCTTATAAATTTAGGCGATATTCCTCGAATCGTGGAGTTCCTCTTTATGCTTACACTTGTGCTAACCAGTGCGACTGTCATTACGGCTATTGCCTGCATTATTGGCTACAAGGTGGCTCTTTTCCTTTGTGGGTTACTTGGTATCGCAATATGAACCCCGAACGCATCCTTGACCTGCTCATCGAAATCGGGAAGACGCTTGCAGCCGTTTTCTTCATCCTCACCCTTCTAACCCTGCTGCTTCAATGAACAAACATTACAAATTTGAACTGCATTGCGAGGCTGGCGTTTACTACGCTAACTCGCTGCTTGGCCTAATCCTTCAAGTCATTAGGCATCGCTTTTGG